ATATATTTGCAGCATCTGCGATAGTGATTGCAGTCACAACTTGGTAATATTCTCTGTCTTGAGGATAAACTTGTCTTGTTATAGTACTTCCAGTAGGTAATGAATATAATACAGTTTGATTTGATGTTTGAGTGACCGCGTAATCAATATTAACCGATGTAGCCCCTTGAACTGTAGTACCTGTAACACCATTAACAACTCCATTTATAGTTTGAGCAGTATATAAAAAGTTTTTATCTGTTGTTGTTGCTGGATTAACCGATGTTAATAACTGCCCCGATTCATAGAATTGATTAGATAAAACAGTAATTGTATTATCAAAGTGATATTTACCTAAATTTGAACTTTGAGCAAAAGTAACTTTAATTTTATTAAGGTTATCAAAATATGATGTTCTTGTATTGAATACATTGATTCGTTCACCGACAGTTAAACTTTCTGAAAATACGAAATGTTTGTCACGATCAGATTCTTCAGATAAAAATCTTACTACATTTGATTTTGGAGTTTTGAAAATATCCAACTCAGACACAGAGTCGTTATTTCCCCCGATTGCTTGCGCGAAAATTTCCGATTTAATTTGTACATCTTCAGGAGGAGTGGTGCCATCAGACGCAAAAATAGTTTGTAACCCTTGATAATAACTTGGCGGAAATGAAACATAAGACAAAACCCCAGAAGTACCTCCCAAAAGATCCTTAGAATTGATTTCCCCTTGATTACATTCACAGGATTGACATTCAGGATAAGTAATCATTGGTAATCTAATAGTAAAATTCTTAGTTTCACAGGTTATTCTTAATCGATTACAAATAAACCCGAATGGTCTGACATTTATTACAGGAATTTCAAGAGGACATAAAAAACATAAGGCTTGTATTACAACAGTATAAATATACAATATAAAGTGAGCAACCGCCAATAAAACTATTCCCACAAACTGAAGTACCACAAATATTATTGAAAACAAGAAGAACAATAAATCAAAATTCTTAAAACCATCATTAACAGGAAATTTGTTTATTGTGCTATCACATGAATCGTCATCAATTTCTTTGATACCAATAAATCTACCCCTGCCACCTTTTTTGTATTGGTCAATTAAAGATGATACAGTGTATACCCTATTAAATTGAAATTCATAAAATGTATCATCACAATTTATTATTTCATCGAGTCTGTCAATTTGTTCTTCCCCAACAAATCCATCAGTATATCCACTCCACGCTAATCCGAAATAATACGAACTCTGTTGTTTTCTTTTATTTATTTGATTAGCAAACTCAGATGGGTCGGTGTTAGAATTAATCCATCCATATTCTTTAACATTAGGTAATAAATAATGTGGTCGTCTAGTTTGTATTGTGAGGTCAGTTGGTTGGGTCCATTTTACCTTAAATCTATATTTGGATTTTGTAGGTATCCCTATTGATTGGTCGTTCGAAAGTACTCTCTCTCCAAATTCATTTGTTATGACATAATCCAAATTCATTGGTAACTCAGTCAACCATGTTCCATCTCCATCTATCACATTTCCCGCCTGATCTAATTCATACACTTCTAACACAGGATTTCCATCCTCATCTTGTTGTATGGTTTGTCTGATCGCTAATATTTGTCCAGGACCTGAAGTTAATCCACACAAGTTACCCATATTGTCTCGGGGTCTACAAGTGTCTCTTATTCTGAATTTATCTGGTGATGAAAAAACAGACCCCATGAAAACCGCAGTTGGTTGTATGTCAACATTGGCATCGTCTCGTAAATCAAAATCTAATCTATTGATTGATATATCACATATTTCAGGGTCACCCCATAGAGGTGATATTTCTGCACTTTTTGTTAGATTGATAATTTGTGGTAAAGAATTCAAATCATTTGATGTTCGAAATCTGTTACCCGCTACTTGTGCTTCTGTGGCTAAACCGATTCTAATTAAATCTTGAGGAGTTAAAGAAAATTCCCCGATGTCAGAAAGGTCAACGTCCATGACTATCGTTTGTTCTCCTAATGGAACTCCCATAATCATATAATCACCACTATCGTTAGTTTTTGTTGTAAATCTGTAATACTTGTCGTAGATTTCAACCGCAGTGCTTCCTGTTAGAACATCGGATTTTGTTGGTAATGTTCCAGTCGCGGCATGTTTTGAATACGAGGGAGTATATGGTAATAGATTATATCGATATCCATCATTATTTTTATCGCTAGGTGACTTGTATGGATAGATACTTGTAATAATCGGGTTTGACTCATCTATTTGGTCGATAGGAATGAATATTGAAACTCGAGCATTTGGTATCCCAAAACCATTGTTCGCGGTGATTCTACCAACTAAAACACCGTAATCCGCACAACTTCTTGTGTAGATATCTGTTTGTTGTATTTTAAGAGATAAAATTTCTAAGAACTCAAACTCTTGGTCTAATTGTACATTTATCGATTTGTTAATACCAAGTTCGGTTCTAATTCTATATGAATCACCCATGTAATATCTTTAGTTTATAAATAGTTTATGTGTAATTTTTAAGAATCAATTAGACACACATTATAAATTATAAACCAAAGATTGGGATAATAAACCTATTAAGAGAATGTTGTGGATTGGAAGTTTACCACAGAAACTTTAATATCCTTACTTGGATATCTAATTTGGTAAACTTGGGAAGGTTGTGCAAAAATTGTATCAGCAACAGGTGCAATTTGTCTGGTTTCAGGATCTGAATATTGCATGGACGTTTCCGCAGAAGAATATTGTCCCCCAACATTATTGAACACTTTTATTCCAGCAACTGTAAGTACTCCATTTTGATTTTGTACAATACTTTGAATCTCGGACAAATAAACATTCTGTCCTAATTCTCTTACTTGTGGATTAAAATAGGTAGAAATTCTATCCACAACATCAGCAATAACTTGTCCTGAATTTTGCGCTGAAGTTAAAACAATCGACACTTCAATACTTAAGTCGATGACCTCCGCAGTAAAAATAGATATGTAATCATTCATCATTCTATAGTTCGACAGGTAAGTCGCAACGTTCTGCTTCAGAGTATTGGAAACAATGTTGGTCAATTTTCCTGAAGTATCATATGATAATAACTGAATTAAGATTTTATTATCGTTTTCCGTAACTGAAACTTTTGCAGGTGCTCCAAACTCTGATGGCATATTCCTGATGATAGATTCATAATCTTGTACTGTAACCGCTCTTTTCTGTGCCGAGAAGTTAAACGAAACATAATTTCTTATTTCTTCCAAAGAAGGTAGACCCGCTCCACCAATCGCAGCAGTAACGTTATTACATCTTAAAGAATTAACTACCGATGAATTTGTAAGTTCCGATGGTCCATTAACAAAGAAAGACACCGTACCAATTTGAGTAATAACATTTGTCCCTAAGTTAGTACCTAAACCACCACCAACTCGATATTGAACAAAAAGAGTTGAGTTAGGTGTTAAAGCCGAACCTAAAGATAAATTGTTTGAATATCTTTGTAAGTCTATTGTTGCTCCTAATGTTGTGAATTGATTCAAAGCATCTTGAGCAGTATTAGTACCTCCACCAAAAGTTAATTTCTTGAATCCTTCAGGAGTATATTCAGTAATGAATCTATTTTGTGTTTGAATATATCTACCAACTTTGATACCAGGCTGGTCAGATACTTTTGTAGGGTCTTCAATGAAAACTCTATCTTCGGCTAATGCATCGACTTCATACCATTTACTAGAAACCCCTAAAAATTCTGCGGTTGTTGGAATGTTGGTATAATCAGTGCCACTCTTAAGTAAAACACTTGTAATACCTAATACATTTTTTTCCGGTAGGAATAATTCAAAGAATGGTTTTACATCGTTTGGTGTTATAACTCTTTTGAAAACTTTAGTAATACCATTAACAACTAATTCTCTTTTGGTAATAGTATAATTTACCAAAATATTATTTGCGTTGAAGTTCGGTATTTTTAATCTGTTAGGAAATCCTTGGGCGTTATATGGTGATGTGAAATCAACGTCATATATGTTTTCAAATACAATACCAGCTCCTGATACTTGAGACCCTCTTGCCAAAGTTCCGAGGTATCTTTGGTCTTCAGCGTCACCAAAAGCAGGAACCGTAATCGAAAAATCAACTAAAGAAACTGACGGTCTCTGACCAGGTAATTTCAATCCATAAGTTCTAGCAATATTATAAATCGAAGACCTTTGTTGTGCATATTGTAATACAGTTTCTTGAATACTTCTGTCAATATGATAATGTAAGTTATCCGCTACCGCAGCATTCAAATCCAAAAATACTGAGAATACAGATGCGTCATTAAAATCCTGAATCAGTTCAGGATAATATGTTCTCACATAATTTAATAACTCAGTTCTTATTCCTTGATAATCTCTGGTTGTATATGAAATTTTACGATTTGCCATCTATATT